TTTCCGTTATCACATTCTTTACAAGGCATAATCTTATTTTTAAATTGTTGCTTTTCTTCTTATTTTACTCATTTTATCTTGTTGCTTAGTCATATCATCAGCTACTACAAAGGCTTTTACAACTCCCATAGTCGTACCTCCTACACCCTCGCCACTTGCGAATGACCGACCACCACCAGCTTCGTTAATTGCGCTTAGAAGTGGTTTAAACATTCTTGTACTACGTGCATTTATTACACTTTCTCCCTTAGATAGTCTTGCAGAAATGCTATCACTCGTTCCTGTACCATAACCACCTACCATACCACCTTGTGCATAAGGTTCTTCTACTGCAAGTATCTTATCAATGTTAGCCATACCAGCTAAAAATGTAGAACCAGCTAATATAGGACCTAATACAGGTCCAGCACCGACAGGTGGTGGTGCTAGTGCAGCAGTCATAGCCATATAAGTATTTATAGTTGTTTCTGCAACTGCTAATGCTTTTGCTGCTTTACTTTCTTCACCCATAATACTTTTGATATTATTAATACTTTGTAACACTATATCAACATCGGCTTCTGTTTGCGTTCTACGTATTTCATTAAGTTTATCTGCTTTACGTTGTTCAAGTGCAGTTATATCTGTACCACTCTTTTCAGCAAGTCTAAACAATTCTTCATATTGTTGCTCTACTTCTAATAACTCTCTTTCTCTTTCGCTTACACCCTCTAATGCTAATTCTTTCTTTACATCTTGTAACTCTCGTTGTAAAGATACTTGATTAGTAAGTTGTTCTGATTGAAAGCCTGTTATTTGTGCTTCAATAGCTAGTAACTCGTTTTGTGCTTCTGTAAGTGCTATTAAGTTTTCTTGATTTTGTAATTTATCGTATTCAATTTGTGCAGCCTTAACTTGTATTTGTTGCAAAGCTAACATCTGTTTTGCTTGTTCTTCTAATATTACACCAAGTTCTTCATTAGCCTTTATTCTATCTTCAAAAGTTTGGTTTTCATCATCTCTTACTTGCCTTAACTTCTCTGCTTGTCTATCATAGCTTTCTATAAGACCTTGTATCTTAACTTGTGATAGTTCGGCTTGTTTTTGTAGTGCTACATTAGCCTTTGCACTATTTATAGTTTCTTTAGTATAATCTACTACTGCTTCTTTTACCACATTAAATGTTTCTGCAATTTTAGTAGTGCTATCATCAACACCTGTAACCACATCTACCATTTCTTTACCAGCCTCTTTGATAGTTACACTAGCTTCTTTAAATTTACCAGCAACTAATAAGCTAATAGTATGACCAAGCAAATTAGCAACTTCTATGGCACTCTCAAATCGTTCTATTAGATTGTTTTTTAATGCAGTACCTAAAAGTCTAATACTACTTACAGGATTTTCAAAAACATTTTTAAAAAATTCTGCAACTTGTCCGAAATTATTAAACACAAAGTTTACAAAGTCATTGATAGCTATACTTGTAGCCTCAAATACAGTATTAAAGAAGTCAGCAGTTTTTTGGTTCTGCATAAATATATCTTGCAATAAGTTAAGTGCTTTTATAGCTAAACCTATACCAGCAGCTTTTAATGCTAATCCTACACCTTTTATTGCTGCTACAAATGTTGAAGTAGCTTTAGCAGTAACAGTAGCTGATGCTCCTATACCTACAACTGCTGTTTTTACTTCTTCTAAATTATCTTTTGCATCGCCTACATCAGCGACTAATTTCATTACTACTTCTTCTTGTATTGCCATTTGCCTAGTATTATCTCGTTATAATCTGTTTTATCTTTATACTTAGTTATCATAGGTAGTACATCTTTAAATGCACTAAACCCTACTGCGATAACATCGCCCATTAGTTTAAATTCTATCGGTTTACGCATATCTTACCTCTGTTACTTTAAAATCTACTGTCCAATAAACTGTATGTCCTGTATCGCCTTCTACCTTAACCTCTATGTAGTCAGGTGTGCTACTTATAGGTGCAAACTCTATATCGTATTGGTTAGTACTACTATCTCTAATTGTTGTGCTTTTATCGTGTCCTACTTCTGTAAGTGTGCTATTAGTAAACTTATAGGTAGCGTGTCCATAGCTAGTAAATATATCGTTACTACTAGGATTTATCCCAACTGCCGTATAGTCAATAGCAAAACCACTCTCATAGCTTTCGTTAATATATAGTCTTGCGCCACTATGACCACCTAAATATAATTCAGTAGCAGTATTATTAGTAGTAACACCATCAAATTGATAAAAGCTAAACTTTGCTCTGTTAGGTACTTTAGCAGAACTGAAAGCTATTTCACCAAAGTTTTCTGCGTATGCGTTCTTACCTATGGCTATTGCATTGTCAGCGTTTCTCTGTATAAGATTTCTAAACCCTAATGCTACATTGTTAATACCACTTGTAATTTTATTACCTATACCTACTGCAAAGTTGCCATCGTTTTTAAGTATATTACCTTTAGCTTTATTCTTATCGCTATCAGGTTTTATAGTAGTGTCATAGCAATAACATACATTATTACGAAACTTAAAGCCATACCCTAAACAATCTTGCTCTGAACCATCAGTAGTACCTGTACCTTTATCATCTACAAATAATACTTTGCCATTCTCTATAATTCTAGCTATTTTTCTCATATTCTAAGTAGTTCTACTTTTGCTAAATTATTTCTATCTGTATTATACTCTATCTTATTTACTCGATAGTGCTGGTCTTTAACTTTTACTAAATCACCAAAACTAAAGTTATAAATATCTGTTGGCTTTAGATTAAATTCTGCTTTTAGTATCAAGCCATCAGTAATGTTAAACTTTTCATCTATATAATCTGCCCAAAAGAAGTTATACAAAGTTCTACTAGGTATATTGCCTAGTGTTGGTGTGTATATAGGATTGGTAAAACCAAACAACAAAGAGTATGAGTTTGTTTCTACTTGTGGTAATGGTGCATTATTATCAGCACTACCAAAATATTGTGTACCATTATTTATAAATTGATAAGCAACACCAAATATTTCACCTGTATCATCTTGCACATCTAAATCTATATCATATCCAAGAGGATTTTTAAATATCAATCTAGGTGCATTGTCAAAGGCTTCTAATTCTTCGCCATTATCAGTAGCTATGTGTTGTAAGTTTATATTGCTATTGTCTAGTTGTTTAGTAAAAGGTGCTGCAAATACACTTAACTCTATTGTATTTACCTCATCACTATCTACATCGAACTCTAATACTTGACTACCATACTCTGTATTGTGTGCGTTCTTATATCTCTCGTGGTAATAGTCATCGCTATCTTCTGCGTGTTTAAACTCTATTCTCTTAGGTATCTCGATAGGCTCTATTACAAACTCGTTAGCGTTTATTTTCTTTGTCCAATCTATAACATTGTTAGTAGTGAAATTATAGTAAGGCTCTATTTTAAGTAAATTGTTTTGCTTACTCTCTAACGTGAGATTAAATGCAGTTACTACATCTTTTAGTATATCAGCTAACTTTATATCACCTCTATTAGCTTTTATTTTACTGCTAGTAGATACATCTAATATATTCAATGTTAAACTAGCATCTGAATTAGCTATCATTAAATCTGCCATAGGTGCTACCCATTGTAAAGTAAGCGTATCGCCATTGGCTACGAATACACTACCTGTAAAAGTCTTTGTTTCTACTGTTGGATTACCAGCACCTACTGCTTCATTTATAAAGTGTTGCCCTAAATTTTCATCATTAGCATATAATCTTAGTACACCATATTGAAATGTACTTTCGTTATATATTTTTACTGTATATTCTATGTTTAGGTAGCAATCGTAAGGTGCAGTAAATACACTTGTATCGTGGTTAAAGTTACCATCAGTATCACCACTCTCGTTTACAAAGTCTATTACTGTTGCACCCTCTATACTATCACCTATATTAGTTCCATTATTTACACCTACACTATCTGTACCACTACCGACTGTTGCAGTAATTGTACTATCAGTAAAATCGCTGCTATTATCGTGCCTACCTATGTCAAAGAATATATCTTTAAAGTAGTCAGTTTCGAAGAAACCACTATCATAGCTAAATCCAGCATAATCAAATATCTTATCTATAACATATTTAAGGCTTATGTTTAGTATATAGTTGTCTTGATAGCTACGCATATATAAATTTTCAGCATCTACATATATTTGCCCATCATTTATTAATGGATAGAAAACCTTATCAGTAGTACCACCAGCACTTAATGCAGTTAAACCTGCCCAACTTAATATAATATTTAATGGTGTTAGTTCGTGGTCTATATCTGTAAAGTCTAAATCGTTTATAGTAGCATCTGCAAGAGTTTCTATAATATTAGCAACATCATTAAACAATACCACATTGTATGTTACCTCTGTATCTTTATCTACGACATTTAAGAGCCTTAAAAAACCCTCAAGTACTAATACATCATCGCTATACAAAAACGCTTTAACATTCTTATATACGTTAAAATTAGTCTTGTATCTATCTACGTTATAGTAATGCTCAAAGAACTTATTATTATTCTTAGTAGCTGGTAAGTTAAAGTCTTTCGAATATGATGCGTTCTTACTTTCTATATCTCTAACATCATCTACTTGTAATGTTAGGTTGATATTCTCATTACCAAACGTATCTAACTCTTGCAACTCATTAGTTGCTTGATTTTGCACTACTAATCTTATCATAGTCTTTGTACTCTTGTGTTATGACCTTTTTCTACTGTTATAATATACTGCTTTAACATATCGTTAGAAGTAGTTTGCTTTATGTATTCCGTTTCATTGATAACAACAGGCTCGAATGTAGTACCTGTTTGCATATATACATCAGGACTTAAAAACAATTCCTCTAATATAGCTGCTTCATCTTCTGTAATAAAGTCTGTATTAGCTTCTATCGTTTCTATTGCGTTTACATTAAATGCTCTTGTACCACCATCATAAGTACCTTGCGTGTAATAATCAAAGTTAAAAGCATCGCCTGATGGTGTAGTAGCTTGATATGGTATAGTACCATAGTTTTGTTTTATAGCAGTCTTGTTAATTTGTGTCTTTCTTACTGACTTCTTAGTGAAGTTGTAATAATCCCAAGCACCTAGACTATTTAAAAACGCTAGTCTAATAGTTTCAAAGCCTTTGCAGTCTGCATCTTGTATAGTAAAATAGTAAACTTTACTAACAGATGTGTTTACATTTAGTGCAGTTACTGTATAGTAAGCTACGTTAGTAAGACTAACACCTAATTGTGTTAATTGAGCAGTACCACAACCAAAGTATAACAAACCCTCGTTAGTATTATCACCGCCAACGATAGTAGCAGTAATAGATGAACCAAAAGGCGCACCACCATTAAGTGTAGTATTATCTACATATTGAGTGGCTAACATTGTATCTGAACTATTATAGGTTCTAATTCTTATTCTAGTTATTTCACTATCTAAGTAATGCTTACCATTTAAAAAAGCTAATGTATGATATTGTGATGCTTGTATTTTCTGACCTGATAAACCTGTACCAGCAAAGTTTTGTGGGAACTTAGTCAAGAATTTCTTAGTACCCCCTGTTAGTAGATAATCACTAAAATCTTCTGTACTATAACCAGCATTGTGTTGTAATACTGAATTAAAGAAATTAAAATTAACATCTGTACTTATTGAAAACTCTTGTATGGTAGTACCACTACTATTGGTGTATTCATAACCCCCTAAACAAGTACAATTATTAAGATTGTTTCTATTCCTTGCGTACTTATCTATCTGATGTATAGCGTGGTTGTTTTCATACATTGTGTCAGTATTAAATGTACTATTTGCACCACCAGCTAAATCATAACCACTCTTATCGGTTTCTGTATAGTCTTGCAATATAGATGATATTCTAAATAATGCTTTTTCGTTAGTATCAACAGGTGCTTTAAGTGTTGCTACTGTTTGAGCATTTACAAATACTACACAAATGTATTTTAAGTTAGATACTACCCCAGCAACTTGTTGTGCAATTAATAAAGGTGGTATGTCCTCTGCGTATATTACTATATCTGAATAAGCTGGTGCAAGGAATTGTGCGTTGCCTTGCATTGTTGTTCTTAAATTTACTGCCATTATTCTATCTCTTTACTTACGAATTTTAAAAATTGTTGTGTGTCTTGTGCGTATGCCTTGATAAAGTCTTTAGGTAAATCTCTATAAGCTACATTAAAAGCATCAGTAAAGAAATTGCTAGGCTTAACACCATATAACTTTATATTCCTAGCTATGCTAAATACTAAACTCTTACGTGGTATAAACCTACCCTTTTTATCTCTAACACCTTGTATGCCTTTGCGTACTGCCCACTTGTCTATCACTCCTGATGGTGGTTGCTTTGTAGTGTACTTGTAAGGTGAGTTAGGTGCTTTAGCACTTGACTTACTACCCTTAACCCCTTTATCTACAAACTTAGCGTAACCCTCTGCTACAAAAGACATATCTACTGCACCACTTGGATACACCTTGATAAAGTACCCTAGACTACTACCTAAATCGCCACTAGCATTTCTGCCTTTAGCGTTTAATATACCTCTAGCAGTCTGTACTACCTTTCTGCCAAAGGTGTCTAATACTTTATCTACGTTACTCATTATGCAGTTGCTATAAATACTTCTACATCAACACTAGCAGAGCCATGTGCATTATGTATATACATATGCTCAATCGCATCTATTGAAGTTTGTGCTGCTTTACTACCAGCACCATTAGCATTAATACTAAATAATGTTGTACTACTTGTTGGCTTTAATTCTATTGCACCAGCAGCAGCAGTAACTGCTAAAGTTAGTATTACTTCGTTTGTGTCATCTAAGTTTGTTACTCGTATATACTTAGTATCTTCAGTATCAAATTCTTCACCTGTTGAAGTACTTAAAAACTCTGCTAAAGTAGCAGTTGTGTTCGCTGGTATAGTGAAAATTCTTTTAGATACATTACCAATGCCTGTTATAGACTTAGTAATCGTTTGGTCATACGCAGTACCATTTAGTGTTATTTCTTCTTTTATTTGCACACTTAGTGTTGCAGTTGAAACAGTTGTTGCCATTTTTTTTAATTTTAGTTTCTATTATATATTATTATTATATTACTATTATATATCTATATATATATATTATATAGTGTATATATTCTTGTTTGTGTCCTTTTGTTGTTACGCAAATCGTGTAACCCACTCACTCTTAGATAGTTAGCATTTTTACTCATAAGCGACATCTCCACTACATTGACTTGCGTTAAATCCTACCTCTATACTAATACTAGCAGTCCAGCCACTTACCTCATTATCAAACCTCTCTGTAAAAGGCTCACAACTAACACTAGGACTTATAGCTACTTCTGTTTGGAAGTCTGGTATGCGTTCAAACGATGCAGTTTGATTTTTAAGCAAACTAATTACATCGCCAATAGTTTCTAGCGTATCACTAAGTACATCTCTCTC